CTTTTTTATCTGTGAATTCTAGGACCTCTAAAATATCTCTATATAAAGCTTTTGTTTTTTTAACACGACTCTTCTTGTTTAATATCAGAGTGAAGCATGAGTTTAGAAACGATTCCGTTATCAAAAATTTTTCCTCCTTTACTAGCATTGAGCAACCCTTCTAAAATTGCCTTATCAAAAGCTTCTGCAATTTTCTTTGCTGCAATTTTAGCAATATACTCATCTAATGGCTGATCTCCAATTTTAATATCTTTAGCACTACTTACTTGTATGTATGAAGAATATGCAAAGGCATTTGAATCTATAAACATAAAATTATTTGGTTTTTGCATAGCATTTGAAACCCAATCTGTTTTTCCACTTCCATTACATTTTGAGCATGTTCCTAAAATAGGTGGGCGAGCAGCGCCTATTAAAGTATTATCATCTGGTATATTATTGCATATTCCTTGCCCCTCACATTTACTACATTCCACTTCGTCTTCTTTTAGTTCTTTGTATGCTTTCATTTTTCTTGCTTCACTCCAACTACTTTTTCAATCCAATCCACCTTTCCATTTCCGTTGCAGATAGAGCATCTTAAAACTACTTTTGTATAAACTAATGAACCAGGAAATGGTTTAATTCCACTTCCACAACAATTCTTACAGATTTCTTCACCTGCAGCGGGGAAAATAATTTTATTTAAATGCTTATTTAAGATTCTCCCATCCATGTTATCTCTTGTCATATATTCATTACACTCGTTCTATCATCTAATTCTTTAAACTCATCTTTTGCAAGAAATTTATCAACTAGATAGTGACAATAATCTTCATCCAAGTTAGTTAACATATCAAGAGATTTGGCAATACTATCTGCTTTAATAATTTGTTTTTTAGTCATTTTTCCTTGATTAATTATTCTTGTTATATCAAAGCATTTTTTATGAAATTCTTCCATCGCTCCGCATTGATATGTTGGATAAGCACTCTCAACCCATTCTCTCATATTTTGTTGAATAGTTGAAAATAAATCTAGTGTATAATACGCCATATAAACTTTTAAATCTGGATGTAATGTTTCTGTAATTTTTCCATTTCCATCAGGATATAAACCATATCCGCTAGCAACATTAATTCTTTTAAAATTCCATTTATCAGAAAAATCATTCATTAATTTTTGTAGGTATTCTTCGCCAGACCAATTTTGAAAGAAACGCTCTTTCATGCTATCACTTTTAATATTTAACTTTCGTATAAAATCATGTTCTGCATACGCATGAAGATATCTTGCATGATATATCTGTTTATAAATTCCAGATGAATCATATGTAATATTCAGATCAATATTATGTTTATCTTTAACGACTACTCTAAACAACTCATAAAATAGAATATCCCTAAAATTAGCTCCCCCTAAAATGTGAAAGTTTAAATAATTTCTATTATATTTCTTACACTCATTTAGAAGAGGAATTAAAGGCAAAACATAAATGATGCATGGAATTGACATATCACCAGACATATTTGCAACAATACCACCAGTTCCATGATACTCAAATGAATTAAACATTTCATAGTCACGCATAATACTTGTATATATTTCCCATAATTTCGGGGTTCTAAAATGATGGATGTAAATGATTTTTTTACGAATTTCCTCAGGAAGTGCCTTAGCTCGTTGATAAGATTCAAGATTTAATTTATAAACATCATAAAAATTCTTGAACACTTTACAACCTGGCCCAGGTGGGACATCAAGAATAAATGCTCTATCAAGCAAATCAATATTTTCGCCAACCCATTCGTAATATAAATTAATAAGCATTTCTGATTGCGCACGAGTTAAACGCCCAATTGAAATTTGAAATCCTCCACTATCAACTATTGAAGTACAATTTTGAAAAGTAGGAAGTTCTTTAAACATTTTATATAGGGCAGTTTCATTTTTCTTATGGCGAACCATACTCTTTTTACGCTCAATATTTTGACCAAACGAATGTAGATATCCTGATACAGTATCTCTTAATAAAACATTTAATTGCTGGGGAGTAAAATGATTAGCAAAAACCCCTTTACCCCCAGCCAAAAAATCTTCTGTTAAAGATAATAAAGTTTCAAAACCGGCAAGCACATACCCACTTTTTACAACCATCACAATTCTCCTTTATATAATTTAGTTCGCGATTCACAAAAAATTTTCCTATAATTTTTTAACTTCAAAAGGTTCGCCTGTAGAACGATCAAAACATTGCCCTGCTTTCAACGCTCTCATAACTCTATCTTCTGTTTTTAAATTAGGATTATGCGATGTCTCAAAAAGAGAACCGTATGCATATGGTGCTCCTGTTCCTATAGATGAAAAATCTACTACCTCATTAAGTTGAAAATCTGCCAAAATCTCGTATAGTTTTTTCTTATACCCAACAAGAATATTAATTGGAAGAAGTAATAGTTCTTCGGTAGTTTTAGCCACAGACCCTTTTTCTTCTAATAGATGCAGCAAGGAATCTGCAAAGTCTAAAATATTTTTTGGAGGACTAAAATGATGTGGATCCATTAATTGACCAGCTCTAACACTGCCTGCATAACCAAGTAAATACCCTTTATTTCTTATAATTTTATCAGCTACAATTGGTCTTCTCTGACCATCTTCTGTAGTAGCCAGTCCATCAGCTCCAATCCACACACCGTTTTTATTAACTACTCCAACAATGCAAGACATATTTGCCTCCTGTAAAAGTAATCTTATTTTCCTTCTTTTAAAACCATATCATCTCTCATCCGTAAAACTTTAGCTAAATCAAATGAATAATCATATAAATGTAAACCTTTACTGGAAGCAATAATTTCCCCATCTTCAACACCAATTTCACTAGCTATATATTCTTTCATCATTTGAATACCAGCTAAATTTGCAGGGAATCCGCCCCATAAATCCCACGATCTAAAGTAAGGATAAAAATGGAGTTTCCCATCTTGAATCCTTGTATCAATATGGCGTAAACAAGGAGGGTCTTGTAAAAGCATATCAGTTGGTTGGCCAATTTGAAGTATCATTTGGTTATTTCTATAACCTTTGTTTTTGTAAGTCCAAATCAGTAGTTCAACTTGACTTAGAAAATAACCTGTAGAATAAGTCCCTTGAAAAACCCTTGGTGGATCGTATGCTTCTTTTTCTTGAATAAAAATATCTTTAAACCTAGTATGACGATATGCATTTGAATGAGAAGGATCTGGAATGAACGCTTTATTCATTCGTGAACCATAAGTATAGGATTCCCCAGATTTCAATTCCCCTGTCATTAAATAAGAAATATAGTTATCAAGATAGTCATCAGAAACAGGATTTGGAATGTTATAGTGGGATTCAATTTGAGGAAGTAATGGTCTAGATCCGGGATTTTTAATTTGGATAGTAATCCAATCAAACTCCAATCTTTTTTGTCCAGCATAAGACCCCCTGTCAATTGTAAAAACTGAACCAGCTTCTAAAATTTTATATACAGTTTGAAACCATGCATCCCCAAGATCACGGCATTCTAAAGATTGAACATTCACTATTAGACTCCTTGGATTAAACCTTTAACAGGTCTAATTATTGGGGAATTATCTTCATTTCTAGAAATAGTCATTGTAAAAAGACCGTCTGTTATTTCTGGGTCTTCAATAAGTCCATAAACTTCATTATATCTAACAGCCTTATAAATAGTATTTTTTAAAACCATATCTTGACCAGCCCTTGGATGAAATACTAACATTACTCCTTCTTTAATATTTTCATCTTTAACATCAGCTCCAACAGAAACAACTTTACCAAATGATTGAGGTTCTGCTGTAATTGATGATGGAAGAATAATTCCTCCTGTAGTTTTTGGTCTATACTGCACTTCCACAATCATAATATCACCAGTGGCTTTTATCATCGTCTTTATCCTCTCTTTTGTATTTGCTATTTTGCTTTTTGTATTTATCCCTAATTCTACTTATTTTTTCTTCTTCTAAATGTCTCAAAACCTGCGCCTGCATTTGCTTTCTTCTTTTTTTAATACTGGGCTTTTCATAATACATCTTCTCTTTAAACTCTTTAGATATTCCACTTTTAGAATGTTTTTTCTTAAATCTTTTAATTAGGTCTTCAAGACTTTCTCCATCTTTAACATAGACAGTAATCCCGTTATTCGTGGTTGGATTAAAAACTCTATTCATCATCAGAACCGAACACCTCCTCTTTAGATAAAACCATAGATAATATGGTTTCTACTTGAAAAATTAAAATTATACTTCTCACAAATATCGAACACTTTTTCAGAATTTCTAATCAATGCTGAACCGGTTGTGCCTTCTGGCATTACCCATACTTTTTGTGAGTTTAAAAATGAACTAAATGATTGAACTTCAAACATATTATTTAACTCACTCATAAAGTCATTCATTAAAACACTCCCATCATATACCAGCTTATAAAAAACATTTGGGTTTCTTAAAAATAGATGGGCTTGACTTACAGCCAATTCATAATCTTCTTCTGTAAAAATCTTAGGAGAAAACATATAATTAACTAGTTTTTCTGGACGAACATTTTTAATAAGCTCATCTAATCTAAATCCATTTGATTCAACATTAGCAATAGGATAAGTTAAATTATTCAATAAAGATAGGCATTCATTAAAATGTCTATCCACCGTAGGTTCCCCACCGGTCACCATAATTCCAGCTTGATTTTCATAAATTGATTTTTGTATATCTTCTAAATAAAAAATTCCTTCTTCTGTTATACGCATTTTAACAGCTGTGTCACACCAAGGACATTTTTTATTACAGGTCTTAAAACGAAGAATAATCATTCTGCGCCCAGAATCTGGGCCTTCACCTTGGAATGATGTAAAATTTTCAATTAATTTTACATACTTATCAGACATTCTATACCTCCAAATTTAGCTATTTTTAAAGCTACTTTTTCTACATCTTCATAAATTTCATCTTCCCAAATAATTAAAGTTTGAAAACCATGTTTTTCAAAATAGTTTATTCTTTTCTTTTCATGAACTTCTGTATCTTCTTTAGTATATTCTTTACCGTGATAATATCTCCCAAAATGTTCTATTATTTTTTTATCACTTTCATTTATAAAATCTGGATTCTTTCTGCCAACCCAAAATTTAAAGTCGCCAACATATTTAAAGTTTTTCATTTTTAGTAAATTAAGAATATGTATAATTATTTTTTCTGGATTATTTGGTTTGACAGAAACACTACCTAACCAATTTTTTATCCAATCTTCATCTTTAAAACGTTCTTTTCCTAAAAAAGACATTCTCTCCTTACTTTCTTCCGTATGTCTTTTTCCATACATTCCGTTTCTCTCTCCTGAACATGACTCGCTCCATTTTTTTCTTGTTTCTTCGCTACAATATTCATTTCCTCTTAAGCCTTGGTTCCATGCTTTTCGCCCCTTCATTTTTCTACTATAATTATCTTTCAACTCCGTTGCTTTTTCTTTTCCATATAGTTCCTCATATGTTTTTCCAAGCAATCTATTTCCCATCTTTTCTTTTGTTTCATTTTTATGTTTTTTGCCATACATTCCATTTTTATTACCTTTTCTGTTTTCAGACATTAATTGCTTTTGTTCATCTGACCATTTAAAACCCCTTTCCTTTTGAGCAAGTCTATTCTTTTGTTTAATTTTTGAGCAACTATTTTGGGATTCAGAACAACAATTTTTTCCACTTTTTAACTTATATATTCCTATCCCGCCACAACCATAATCACAAATTAACATACACCCCTCCAATTCAAATAAGCAATGGACTTTTTTTTATAAATTCAGCGTCCAATATAGGTTTTAACATTAGTTCATATCTATCTATAAATGCTGACTTTAAAGATAATTTATTATCCACAATAAAATAGTTTGGAAGCTTTGGTTCCTCATCTGGAATTGCAATTGTTTCTAACCGATTTCCATCTTTAATAAATTTTTCATAACGTATTATAACATCTTTAGGAGCTTTCTCAATATCAATACCCATAACAAAAAACATATATCCACGCGCCCCTTGTCGATGAATGTCGTAACATATTTTATTAAAATTTTCCATTGCCTTGACACCCTGAGAAAGAACTTTATAATCTTCTAATTTTTTTCCATACGAAACTGGGCGTGCTATTGTTTTACTCCCATCTATAATAAGCTCTGTAAACTCTCTTTCTTTAAACTTAATAAATTTTAAAATATCAGATAGACAGAGTTTATCTGGTTTTAAAATAAGATTACATAGATCAGTTAAAAATTCTCTTGTCTTGCTACTCCAATCTGATCTCTTAATTTCCAAGCCCATATAAATAATTTTATCAACTGCTTTTCCTTCATTAGCAACAACCTTAATTGCATATCGTTTTTTGGCTAAAAATAATCCGCGTGAAATAATTAACTCATTTTTTAGTTTCAATCTATTGAAGTCTAAATCAGTATTATGTTTCTTAACCATATTTGTAATAATATCTTCATTTAGAAACTCTTCAATTTTCTTGCACTGCAAATTAATATTTTCTATATTCTTTACCAGATTGAATTTCTGAAAACAACAAAAGATTGAATCCGTATCTCCGGTTACAATATAATCCCTTGATCTGTCTGGAAATTTATATAGTTCTTTTTGTTCTTCAGGATCCGCGAACATTTCTTCTTTTGTTATTGGTTTGGGAGCTACATAATCTTTACCAGAATCCGCGTGCTTCATAAAAGCATCCGCATAAATAATTGATGTTTTTAAAGCTTCTTGACCAGACAATGTAATAGCTGAAGCCAAAGATAAGTTAAAAAATCTAAATGCTTTATTTCCAATAACCCCATATAGAGTATTGGCTAAAACTTTATACACCAATTGTCTAGTAGAATAAAAACTTTCCAAATCTTTATTCTTTGCAACAATAGCATCAAACATTTTAGTTTTGTATTCTTTACGAGAGTTCATCAATAAATCAACGACTTCACCAAATACAGAAAATTCCTGTTTATGAGGTTTAAAGAAACACCCATTAACTGTAAACACTAAATTACATTCTTGAATCTTATCAAGTAATTGCTTCGGCGTGATTTTAATTGCCTTTTCTGAATATAATGGGTCTAAAACAATATCAATTTGAGGTGGGAGCTTTTCAGGATTATAAGTTAAATCATAACCTATATGAGGATCTTTAGTCTTCATTATAAAACTATTTATTCCAATATTATAAGTTATCATCAAACTTGGGTATAGAGATGCAAAGTCAAAATCTGTAACCCAATCATAAACTCCAGGAATTGGTTCAAACACATAAGCTCCAGGATACTGTGCCTTATGAATGTTAGGATCTGCATTCTTTGATGAAATACCTTTGCTTTTTAAGTATGAAACCATTAAACTATCAATCTGACCAAACGATGAAACAGCATCAAAACTAGTGTTACAAATGATTCTCATCTCATTCAACAAATTAATATGAGCTAATTTAAACTCCAATTTTTCAATAAGTTCGGTATCTCTTGCACTATATTCAATTGTTTTATTTAACATTTTCCAATACATCTCATTAATAGGTAATGGCAAATCTATTTTTGTAATCCCTAATTCATGCTGCGCAATAAACCCCAATTTATAATTTTCCATCTTTGTAAAAGTAAATGTTCGATATAAAAATTCTTGATCAAGAGGAACACACCCAGGCATATGGCAATAATATTTCTCACCTTCAACAAAAAATTCCCCAAACTTATTAAATGCAGCTTGAGGGATTCCAATATTCGCTAACCTATTGAATATATAATATAAATCAAAGTTCACTAAATTCCAGCCGCTAATATAGTCAGGGTCAACTGCATGAAAATCTTTTATTAATTGAAGCATCATTTCTTTTTCATTACTAAAAATTTTAAACTCAATATCTTTAATTGGAATAATTGGTTCAGTTTTATTATCTACAATATAAGTAATTGCCTTTCCATTATATCTTGT